ATATACTTCTAACGAACCCTGGAAATTGACACAATGGAAGAACCAAGATGGCTTATGGGATGCTACATCCTTTAATACTCACATTGGAACTGTGGCCGTTTATTGTTTAAATGAACTCGTGTGTCCACCTTCTGTTAGTCAGGACGTGACTTTCTTGCTTCAACACAAAGCAGGAAAGGGTATGGCAGTTGCTGTTCCTAGAATACAATTGCAAGGTGGTTTCGCCGTTGCTGAAACCCCAAAGAAACCTGATGCAGAACTCAACTCTGTTATAAATGATGTTTACGCAGACGCAATGAAAGTTCCATCAGCTGGATCTGAAGAACCTGTAGATTTCAAGAATCAAGCTGATGAGATTGTCATTGAGCAGGAAACATCTGCTGTAGCAAAGTGGGTGGCCCTCGAGGGCGAGAGTATTGAATTGCCTGACGGATCGTACGATGTGAATTTGAATTTGGCTTTCACTCCAACCGGTTATTTTACAGATGGTCAGTTTACATTCTTATTTAGTGTAACTGATGGTCTGATAGAAAACTGCAGGTGTGACCAAATTCTCACTTCACAGGCTATTTCAACTACTACAAACATATCGATTAGTAGTTCGACAATAGTTAGTTTTGACGCAACCCAATTCAATCAAATTGGTCAGCGTCCTCTCCGCCTCAGAGGCATTGTGGCTCAGTCTTATGATGGAGCTACAGAAGAATACTCAAGCAACACGGAACTCGCGCTCGGATCTCAACATGATGTCTCCCGTTTCACGACAGGAGAATATTGTTTGAGCCTACGTCCTCTATTGAAACGCTTTGTTAACATTGCGAAAATCAAAGGAGGGGACGTAGTGACACGACAACCGGCAGACTTTGAAAACTTTGATTCTGAGGATACCACTAAACCTCTTGGCACGCGTTCTTATTTTATTGAGAACGATACGAAAGAAGGAGGTGGTTATCTACCAGAGTCTTGGCTTTCTCTAGTCTCGTATTTATTTAGATTTTGTGCTGGCTCTACGCGTACTAAAGTATTTATACCTTGGAATGCGACAGCCACTTCATCTCTGGATATGATTGACAACATTAAAGTATACTTAGGTCGTCCATCTGCTGATCCGGCTTTTGTACAAGCAGGAGTAGTAAATAATGCTGTAGAATGCAGTATTCCTTACTACGGCCAGTACAAAGCCAGAACAGTTGGTGACGATTTACGTGGAAAAGGCTCGGCTCAACGTATCACTGTAAGTGGTACCACCGATGCCTTGGACTACTATGAAGCCGCTGGAGATGATTTCTCTTTCTGGTATCTAGTTGGTCCCCCTGTCATGAGACCCATAGATGTAAACGCAACTTCTATTCCCACTCTTACAATTGTGTAGGAGTGTTCAGAGCACCCTCTAACCCGAGATAATGTCAACGGACTGAGGAACTCGACCTTTAAAATCACTATTCAAGGATGGTGCGCACAACGCATTATACTTGCAACGGTGGGTGGACACACAGCTTAGCTACCTGTGTCCTTATATATGAACTAATATGTATGAACATCCCACCGGGGTGAGTAGTACATATTGGTAATGATTATATAAGGTTTACCCATTATTTATAGTGATTCCAAATTAGCTACGCAGTAACAGGCGATAATTTGAGACACTTGCATGGTTCTTGGGCTTCACCCACTAACCTATTTTTCTTTCG